AGCTATTGCAGGAGTATTACTTAAACATACAGAATGGAATGTAGAAGATATAGACAATTACATTTATAAAATTGCTGTTGCAGCTAAAGATGATGAAAATTTTAAAAGAAAAAGCAAGGGCACATCACACAAAAAAGCAACAAGAAAATTTGGTATGCCAAAACTTGCAGAAATTATTGGGTGCTCTACAAAAACAATAGCAACATTATTTAGTTGGATAGGTGTACAAGAAGCAACAAGTGAAGAAGCAAAACAATCAATTGGTCAAATTATAGAATACGGTAGTGACAGATATTTTGTAAAAATCAATGCAGTTGTACAAGGAGAAGCTGTAGAGAAAACAATTACAGTAGATGGTCCTACACTTAGAAACAAAAAATTATTTTATGATGCTGTAATTAGTAAAGCATCTGTATGGATACCAGAAATGAAAGCTGCAGACTTTGAAGAAATTATGCGTAGAAAGTATGAAGCAAGAGAAAAATCAGATCAATATGTTGAAGAAGCAGAAGAAGATTTAAGATTTGTAAAATATTTTAAAAATTATATTTCAGAACAAAAAGCTTATACAAATAAAAAAGAATTAGCACATTTTGGTTTACCTTATTATAATCAAAGTAGTAACATTTTAGAATTTAATTTAGATAAGTTTGAAGATTATTTACATAGACAAAAAATAAATTTATCTAGAGTAGATTTAGTTATTAAATGTCAAAATATTTTAAAAGCAAAAAAGAATCACGGTAAGTTTGATAACAAATCTTGTGTATCATGGCGTATTTATAATCAGAAACTTGAAGTAGAAGATTTAATTATAGAAGGTAACTACGAAGAGATAATAGATGATAGAACCTAAATTTATATCTGGACCTCCAGGAACAGGTAAGACTTCTACTTTTATAACTCAAAAATATATAGAGTTATTAAAACAATATACATATGACAGGATAATAATATTATCTCACACTAACGTTGCAGCTGATGAAATAAGAGATGAGATATTAAAATTACCAGAAGTAAAAGAAAAAGGATTAACTAAGAAAACTTTTAAATACAGAATATGTACAATACACAGATACTGTAAAAGTAAACTGGTAGGTCGAAAAGAAAAGTTTGGTTATCAAGATCATAAGAATATGTGCATGATAGAATCTTTGTTTAAACTACAACAGATTAAAGAATCTGATTTTGATAATGATAAACACATGTTTTATAAATATTTGTCAGATGCTTTTGGTACCGGTAAAACTTTAAAAGAGTATTGGAAAGAGTGTGATAAAAGTTCTTACAAACCTTACAGTCTAAACTCAATAGAAGAAATGTTGGTTCATTATAAAAAATATAAACACGACAACCATGTCTGTGATTATGATGACATGATAAGAGACTTTATAGATAAAGCTGTAGAACCAGACATAGATGCTTTGATAGTTGATGAAGCGCAAGACAGTAACGTACCACAAAGAAAAGCATTAGAAAAAATGTCAACTAAAGCAAAAGAATATTATTTAGTCGGTGATGTAGATCAGACTATATTTGAATTTGCAGGAGCAGATGCAGATTATTATCATAAGCTATCGAGAAATGCAGAACAATTAGAACAAGGTCATAGATGTGGAAAGACTATTAATGCTTTGTGTAAAAGAATTATAAGGCCGATATGGGAATATTATGGTTATGAACGTACCTGGAAATCTACAGAATTTGTAGGCAATCATTATCGTTTACCTAATTTAGAGAATAGGTGTAGTGCTATGGAAATCTTACTAGATAAAATAAGAAATACTAATGAAACTTTTTTATTTACTTATAGACAAACGCCTTCTGATTCATGGGTTAAAAAATTTTTAAAAGACAATGGTATAGAGTTTGCACATGTAGGAAACACGGCCCACGTACCAAAAAAAGAATTAAGATGTCATAAACTATGGCCAGGTTTTTGTAAGGGTACACCTATGCCACTTAAACAAATAAAAGATTTTTGGCAATACATAGGTAGTAAAGTTATTGTACGAGGTAAGGGTGAAGAAACTTTTGAAGATTGGGTAGACAGAGAATACACAATAGATCATTTGATAAGTAAAAAATTTTTAAAAGAAACAGCGTCGCAAGAAAGAGATTTTTGTTTGATAAGAATACAAAGAGGTAAGAAAGAAGATTACGAAAAAAGATTATTGTATATTAAAAAAATATTACAAAAAGGTTTTGATTTAGAAGGAGATGTAAGAGTTCAATATGCAAACATACACACAGTAAAAGGTTTAACATTTGATAATGTTATAGTCGATGAATCTAGATTTAGAAAAGAAGATTACTTTACACAATTAAGATTAAAGTATGTTGCTTATAGTCGTGGTAAATACGATTGTTGGACCATATCAACTCAAGATAAATATAGAAGGAGGTTAGGAGAACGATGACAGACAGTAGTATATTTAAAGGAACAGGATACACATCATTAGAAAAACAGCACGGTGGGAATCACTATAAAAAATTTAAGATTCAACCTGCAGAGTTTATAAATGAGAATAAATTGCTTTTTGCAGAAGGAAATGCTATTAAATATATATGCAGACACTCTTCGAAGGGGAAAGAAGAAGACATCAAGAAAGCGATACACTATTTAGAAATGATATTAGAGAGAGATTATAATGTGTAAACATCCAATTGATCTAGACTTAAAAGATGTAGATACAGTTGCTGTTGATATAGAAACATACGATCCTAATCTTAAAACAAAAGGTCTAGGTGCTATACGTAACGATGGTTTTATATGTGGTATTGCAGTTGCAACAGGAAAAGAGACAGCATATTTTCCTCTACGTCATTCAGATATATTTATAGATTATAAAAGAGATGAAAAAATATGGGACGCTCTTAACGAAAAGATATTTCAAAACGAAAACATTACAAAAGTATTTCACAATGCGATGTATGATGTATGTTGGATTAGAGCTGTAACAGGTATGAAGATGAAAGGTCGTATTGTAGATACGATGATAGCTGCATCTGTTATTGATGAGAATAGATTTAAATATTCACTAGACTCACTATCAAAAGATTATCTTAATGAAGAAAAATACAAATACGATTTACAACAAAAAACTTTAGAATGGTCTGGTGGCACAGTAAAAGACCCAATGACCAACATGCATAAACTTCCTGCATCGATTGTAAAAGAATATGCAAAACAAGACGTAAACTTAACTTATAAATTATGGAATCTTTTTAATAAAGAAATTGACGAAGTATTATACACTAAAGAAGATGGAGAACAAAAAACTTGTAGACAAATATTTGAATTAGAAACAAAATTATTTTTATGTTTAGTTGACATGAAATTCAAAGGCGTTAGAATAGATGTCGCAAAAGCTATTCAGTTTGGAAGACATCTTAAAAAAAGAAGAGAACAAATATTAAAAGCAATAGAATCTTTAACAACAGTTAGAGTTGATATCTGGGCTGCAACCTCAATTAAAAAATTATTAGATCACTTACATATAAAAGATTACAAGGTCACTCCTAAATCTAAGATGCCACAACTACCAAAAGATTATCTTAAAACACATAGTAACAAATGCCTGCGTATGATTGCAAAAGCAAGAGAGTATGACAAGGCAGCAAATACTTTTATAGATGGATTACTAGAATATGTACATGAAGGTAGAATACACGCAGATATAAATCAAATAAGATCAGATGCAGGCGGTACAGTTACAGGTAGATTCAGTATGTCAAATCCTAATCTACAACAGATACCTGCAAAAGGTTTTATAGGTAAAAAAATGAGAGAATTGTTTATACCAGAAGAAGGTTGTAAATGGGGTAGTTTTGACTATTCACAACAGGAACCACGTATTGTGGTGCATTATGCTATAAAACTGGGCCTACCAGGCACAGGGAACCTTCAAGAAGAGTTTGACAAAGATGATGCAGATTTTCATCAGATCGTTGCTGACATGGCTAATATCTCCAGGAAACAGGCAAAAACAATTAACCTAGGTTTGTTCTATGGTATGGGTAAAATTAAACTACAAAAAGAGCTAGGCCTGGACCAGCGACAAGCAAGAGAATTATTTAATGAATACCATGGAAGAGTCCCTTTTGTACGTCAGCTATCACAAGAACTAATAACTTTTGCTAAAGATAATAGATTATTATTTACACTATACGATAGATTCTGCAGGTTTAATAAATGGGAAACAACTAATAAAGAATGGAACCCTGAAATAAATAGATTTAATGAGGTGCCATTATATACGAAAGAGCAAGCAATGGAGGCATTTAAAGCAGAGATGCTAGATAAATATAAAGAGAACAAGATAGATGCAAACTACATGGATTATTTTGATAGATATTATACACCTGCTTTTACTTATAAAGCTCTTAATAAATTAATACAAGGGTCCGCTGCAGATATGACAAAGAAGTCAATGGTCGATCTATATGAAAAAGGTATAATACCTCACATACAAATACACGATGAACTTTGTTTTTC